TCGCCGCCACATTGCGCAGCTTGGACCGCCAGAAGGTCCACGTTACGCGGTCGATGCCGCCATAGGTACCGGTGGTCGGGTCGAACGGAACAGCGGCATTGAGGCCGGTGATTTCCTTGCCGCCTGAATCCGTACCATCGCTGTAGATGCCACCAGCCACCAGATTCTTCATGGTGGATTCGGCGACGTCGATGCGGGCGGCGAGCAGATCGATCATCTGTTCCGGGCCTGCGTTCTGCAGCATTTCCAGACCGGAAATGACCACAGGGCAAGCAGCCTGCTTGATATCGAACTGAGCGGCTGAGAGAACGTCCTGCGCAGCAACCGGCAGGAGGTCATACCCGCTGTACCAACCAGCGTTGCCGTTCTCGGCGAAGGAGAGCTCTTCGTAGATCAGTCGGCCGCCGCTGAACGTACGGGTCTTGCCCTTCTGCGAAAGCCGCATCAGGAGAGCATTGTTCTTGGTCACGTTATCCGCGATCTTCTTGGTACGGGACTCGATCGTGGTGGTGATGATATCGCTAACATTCGGGAAGGCCATGGCAATTCTCCAGAGAAAGGTTTACACACTTTCAAAGCCGGAGGTCAGCTCCCCGATGCGCAGCTATGCGGTGTCCACAGCCGCGCCCGAGCCTTTATTCTAACACACCCCGGGCTCGCCGTCAAGATTTTCAAGTCCTGCCGGAATTTGCAACCCACGCCCTCTTCACTGCCTCGTGAATATCGTCCGTGTCACCGGGGCCATCAGAGCCAAGCTCCAAAGGAGCTTGACCGGGCGGAACGATCTGGGCCGCCGCCTGTTGCCTCTGCTGAAGCATACTGGGCTGGGAAATGCCGCTCTGAGCCTGGGCTTGAGCCTGAATGAAATACGGCCGGACCTGCGGATTACGCCAGCAAGCCAAATCGTACGCGCCTTGGTAGTCCTCAGCCATCCCGGACTCAATCAAATCCGCCATGTCCTCACGAACATACTCCAGATATTCGTGCCCCGGCTGAGAAGAGAATTGCACCAGTTCAGTCTCCGCCGCCGAATCCTCGAGTTGAGTCCTCCATGCCCGCTGTTCATCAAGCTCCTGCTGAATATGCGGAGGGATAGGCGGAGGAGTTTGGTGGTGCTGGTGGGACTGCTGCATCAGCTCTTCCAGCTTGCCGCCGAGTGCCTCATTGAGCGCATTACGGAGCGGTACGCCATAGGTATCGCCCAAGGAAATCAGCATGGTCATTTTTTGGGCCGGGTTGCCCAGCCGAAGGGTCTGCTCAACCCCGACCATGCTCTTGATGTACTCCCGAGGGTCCACTTGGATATGTTGGAAATACTGATTAAATGGCGCAACAGTATTGTAAATCTCCCCCATGGGCTCGTAATGCTGCTGGAGCTTCTGGACGCCATACGCAGTAGCCTGCTCACGCCGGGTGATTTCCTCTCGAATATCTGGAGGTATCGCATTCCATTTCGCCTTCATTTCAGGCCGCCATGCAGCAGGCGGCTTGGCCGGATCGAACACCGGCTCTTCCTCTTCCTCTTCCCCGGGCTGTCCGAGAGCCTGTGGAGCCTTCTGGACCGGCGGGAGGGGGGCCGGAGCAGGCGCGGGTGTCCCAGAATCGGCCTGCTTAGGCAAGAACTTGCCGTCCGGCCCCCTTTGAGGCCCCTTACCGGGTTCCGGGTCCGGAGAAACCGGGGGAAGAACCTCAGAGGGGGGAGAGCCAAAATCGCCGAAGTCTTCTTGACCCCCGGTAGGTGTTTGCTGCGACTGTTGACCGGTCCTAGATGACTCTAGCGCGGCCTTAACGTCGTCTTGAATGGAGTCAGGCATCTGGAATGTCCTCTATTTCTGGGGCGGGGGTCGGGGTGTAACCTTCTTCGAGTTTTTGGATAGACTTTCGCATATCCTCATGCATATCCCCACTGCGTTCCTTTTCTTTCTCTTTGCTCCAATCCGTTTTGGTAAACGCTTCGACGGCCCTTTCATCATATCCTTCATGCAGTTGAACCACGTTGTTGCGCTTGTTATGCTCTGAGAGCTCCCGGGAGTTACTGATGAATGACCCATCCACCGGGGACCAAAATGGCGAGAACTTCTTAGTAAATAGGCGCGGGGGCGTTATGACACGTGTCATAGACACAAAACACTCCGGGCACTCCATCCCCGGGCTGTCGACATATTCGGCCAGCGAGCATATGCGCTCGCGGGTTCTTCCACAACGGGGGCACTCATATGGATAGATCATGGCTAGTACTTCGCTGATCCAGGATTGCGGCGGCGAAGCGCACGAGCCTTTGGAGCGGACTTATGCGCCTCGAACTTTTGGCCGACGGACTGCGGGATGCCCACTTTCGACGCGAACGCGGGATTGTGGGCCACCGCTTGCATCAGCTTCTTCTGCTTTTCGGACTTATACGGCATTTCCTCCTCCCGGTTTGGTTGGCTTCGACGGTGGTTGAGTGGCCATCTTGAACGCCGTTTCAGCGCCCTTGACCTCCAGACGCTGCTCGGACTCCTTCGCATCCTGAATCCGTTCTTGCACAAACCGGGCTTGGTTCTGATCGGCCTCCTGTTGGGCGTGCATCTGCGCCGTCTGGGCTTTGATGTTCGCCATTTGCTGCTCGTGCTGCATTTCCATGGCAAACATTTGCGTCTTGTGATTTATTTCAAGCATGAACTTCTTCTCCATGAACTGGAGCTCGGCCGCCGATTCCTGCTGCTTGATCTGGGAGGTCATTTGACGCTCTTGGATGCGCGCATCCGATTCTGCCTTGGCGGCTTCCGCCTTGATCTGTTCCGGCGATGGCTCTGGCGGCTGTTGCGCCTTCTGCTCTTGCATCTGCTGCATCTGCAGGATGGCGGCATCCAAAGAGCCTTCCAGTTCACTGGCACCCTTGAAGCCCACGGAAGCGAACTTCAGAATCTGGGCCAAAAGAGTCCCGATTTGCGGCATCTGCGCCATGGCCGGGACCGCAGACTGAATCATCTGGCTGACAACTCCGACATACTCCATACGCTGTTTCTGCTCCAGTCCCCAGTCCGCTTGAGTCAACGAGTCGGTCTGGATATCAATGGAATATTTCGCCGTGAAGTCATCATGGAGGATTCGAAGTGCCGCTGGAACATGTTGCTGGTCTTCCATAGGCAGCTGGCCGCATACTTGGCTCAGCTTCTGTTCCGAGTACATCTGGACCATCAGTTCGCCCATGATTCGGAGGGTATCCCGGACGAAGAACGACACGTCACGCTGGAAAGCATTCATCCGGACGCTGGCGAACTGGGCCTTGATTTCCTGCGCAGACGCCGTTTCGTACTGGTTCGTGCTACCGCGAACGATATCCGCCATGCCGGTGACTTCGAACAACTGGTTCTTGATGAACTCGTAGGTCCCGGTCAGCTGTTGCAGCACACCGGTAATGGTCTCGACCGGATACCAGCTGATCGAGCCTTGCACGCCACCCTTCTCAGCAAACATCGCCCAGTTGTCGACCGGAATCAGCTTGTTCTCAGTGCCGTCAAGCATCCTTCCGATGGCTGGCTGGGCCGAGTCGTAGCAACCGGCGACCCGGACCGCTTCAACGATCAGGTTGATGCGGGCATAAAGGATATCCAGTTCCATGTACTGGTCCTGCGCGATGTAGTAGTCCGGAATCGGCAGGAACTTGTTGGTCGGCGCTGAAGCTGTCAGCGGCTTGGGGCATGGGAAAAAGTTGGTCAACTTGTACGGGTCTTTGAATCGCTCCAAAACCTCGCCCGTTGTGGTCATGAACATTACTTCTTTCTTTTTCTTGTCCCACATTTGGATGATGCAGACTTTCCCTTCACTGATGGTCTCAATAGCAACGCCGCCTGATGCGTACCCGCCTTTTGAGGGAGCGACTGCGAGGGCTTTGTCGCCCCACTTTTCTTTAGCTTCCTCTTTTTCGATGTGGAGGATTCGTCCCGCCCACGTAACTTGCTCCCATGTTCTTTGCGGTTCATAAATAAAGTCCTTCCAGTAGACCGTATCTACGGTGATTTCTTCTGGCTTTCCGGCAGTCGGCGGAATGAACGTCACCCAAAGGGTGCCGATTCCTGGAACGAGTCGATCGAGGATTGCGGCCTTCACAGCCGGGTCGAAGTACTTCGCACAATGAATCTCGTAGGTCAAGCCGCGTTGCATGATGGCAGCGGCAACCCGGGAGGGTTCGTTCTCGGTTTCACCCTTATGCAGGCGGGAGACGTCCGGCTTCGGAAGGCTATTATACAAGCTCTCCTTGATCACCGTAGTGTTCGAATAGAACATGTTGACCTTCTTGATGCCGGTATCGCCCAGCATGGAAGGTCTTCCGCTGGCCTCTGCCTCTCGGTCGTCGGCGTAGCGGGCCTCAATATGCGTGCCACGCTCGTGGAACTTTTCTGAGAACTTCTTCCACGCCTGCAGACGCTTCGGCCATGGGTTCTTTTCATCACTTGTGCGCTCGGCGTTAGCCATCACACTCTCCTGTAATCGTTACGGGATTCACGGTCCTTGAAGAGGTTCTCAAGGTTGAGGGCGCGACCGAGGGGCGTTTGAATATAGCTGCCTCTGGGCTTGGCATTTCGTCGAGTCCGCGACATTATTTCTACGACATTTTCCGACAGCGCGAACATCCGGAATGCGTCCGCACAGTGGCTGTGGTAGTCATGGCGGGGGGTTAGAGCGAATGTCTTCGTCTTTTCATCGTAATCATACATGTACGCGGCCAAATGCTCCAGGCCGACTCGGACTTGGGGATTAGCAACATTGAAGTAGACGTGCGGAAGGATTGCCCTTACCGCGTTGATCCCCTGCGAGACCGATATGCCCGGTACAACATATGGTACGAGTTTGGCAGCAACGAATCTTTCGAAGGGCGAGTACTTGGTAGAGAAGGTTTTGGCCTTGGCATCATGCGGTAACGCGACTGTACCATAAAGGTATGGATATTCGTAGAACCGCTCGAGCCATGAGTCAACATCTCCTCCAACACCTTCCACGTAATCGATGATATGGATTTCATCGCGGATGATCTGGTAAAACCAAATAGCTGTAGCATCACGGCGTCCTATGTCCCAAGCTGTGAATACCAGCTGGTCGAGTTGGGGTTCAAATTCGATCTGATTAGTGGGCGCCAAAAGATTAAGCTGGCGACCGTAAATAGACCCATGGTTGATGCCTTCCCACGAACAGTAGTATTCCTGCTCAATTACTTCGTCGGGGACTCCCTCCCGGCGCTCTGCTTCAATTATCTCCGGTGAAATGATGTGTGTACCGTCTTCCCGGAATGTATCGTTTACCGTGCGTAGACTCGTGAACCAGTCCGGCGAGGCTTCTGCCATTTTGTACATTGTGTACGCATGGTTTTTACCTCGTGGGGTGGTAATAAACATCGCGAACCCACCATTTTCCGCCAGAATGGGTCGGATAAAGCTCCAGGCGGAGGGGTCTGCAAGAGCCCATTCAGAGAAGACGACTCCGAGTGGGTTTGTTCCGACGAGTGCATCATAGTTGTCGCTCCCTACTACTTGGTAGACGCTGTTGTTTTGGAGTTTGAGCAGCATGTCGGATTCGTTGACGCTCCCGATCAGTTCTCGGGGGAATCCTTGGTATATCATACGCCTACCCAAACCGTCCACGCCGTTCCAGACTACCTTGCGGCCTTGGTTGAGCGTTGGGAGGAGGTGCCAGTATGTCCCGACACGCATTTGGGATGCCACGGCGAGGGTATTGAGAGCGCAGCTATCTTTTCCTGCGCGTCTATGCCAAACTGGCATGGCGCGTTTCCGAGTGGGGAATTCCCCGCCCTCGAACATATGGTTCATGAGCTCGCGCTGATGCTGTCGCGCGTTCCATTGGTGCGGAAGATTGATGCCTATGCTAGGCATCTTCTACGTCCCCATCGATCACAACGGAGGGTGGCGGCAAGACACCCATAGCTCCAAAGTTGATTTGGACGTGAACGCCATTGAGCTTTTTCTGGTCGTCGTTGCCGCCGAAGTGTTTGAGGATGGATGTTACTTCCGTGCTGTGGAATTTCTTTGCTTGGAACGCATTGCCTGATTTGTCTACCAAAGGGACAGGCTCTTCTCCGAGTAGTTGGGGCCATATTTTTAATATCTGCCCTTCTACCCATTGTTCGTTCACGAGCTTGTGCTGTAGTACTTCTGCCTGTAGATCGGATATAAAAGCTCTGACCACGGGGTCGTTGTAGATTTTTCGGACGCTACTGATGGGCATCTGGAACTGTTTCGCCAAAGCGTCCAGAGTGCTTCCGGTCACTACGAATTCCATCGAAAACTGTCTTTCCATGGGGGTCAAGCATTGGAATCCCTGTTCCCGTGCTAGTACCGGGTCTCGGCCAAAATGGGAGAGCGTCAACGACTTCCGAATATCAGTCATGGTCCAGTGCCTCATGGAATCTACGCGTGCGCTGGCGATCGATGTAGTGCAGGAGAGCAACCACGTCTCTTAAGAGTGTCGGATTGGTGGCCGCCAAACGAGCAGGTAAAAGAGTGTAAAACACCATGCTGGATGGGATGACTAGCGGTGCCTCATCCAAAGAGATAGCTGAAGGGTAGCGAGATACGCCCATGGCCAAATTATAGCACAGCCCGACCCGGCCGTCAAGATTCGCAAAAAAAGGTACCCGCGCGCATACGCGCGCCCGCAAGACAATAGATGTGGAATAGTGGACCACGGATATTGGTGTAGAAACGGTCGGTCAGGGGCACAAAGACACAGGGGGCCGGGTTTCGGGCGCGGCCGGGGGGGCGCGCGGGCGGGCCGCCCCCCGGGGGACCCCCCCCCCGGCGGCGCGGGGGGCGGGCGGGGGCGGGCGGGCGGGGGCGCGGCCGGGGGGCGGGCGGGCGGGGACCCCCCCGGGGCGGGGGTCCGGGGGCGGGGTCGACGAGCGGTATCCCCGGGCCGACGAACGGTATTGCGCCCGGGCGCGGGATGTGGTCTAATTCGGGGTGTCGGGGCGGCGTCCGCCCCGGCCCCCGCCCGGGGGAGCCCGGGCACCCCCCGGGGACCCCCGGGACCACACGAGAGAACGCAAACATGGCACGCAACCACACCAAGCGCAACACCAACCCGACCAACACCACCGAAGCCGCCACCAACCAGACGTTCGCGGAAGTGCTCGCCGAGACCGGCGAGACGATCGAGGAGCTCCAAGCCCCGGCCGACGAGGCACCCGCCAAGAAGGAGCGGAAGGTCGGAACGAGCAACCTCGCGACAACGATCTCCCGCTTCCGCCACACGTACCAGCCCGCGATTGGGCTGGGCGGCAAGGCGACCGCCAACAACGGCGACTTCGTCGCGAAGGCGCTCCTCCTCGTTCCCCTCGTCGAGCTCCGGGCCTTCGTTCTGGTGGCCTTTGGCAAGGACTACAGCGAGCGCAACCCGGGACACGAGCGGATGTGCGCCGGGAACGTGGTTCGGGCCGCAGCCAAGAAGGGCGACACGCGGGTTCTGACGCAGCTCGCGATTTGGGCCACCCCGGCCGCTAGCGAGGACGATTCCGCCGAGTAAGGACGCCGGTCGGAGCGCCTTCCGCAAGGAGGGCGCTCTCGCCGGGGGCTTTCCCCGGATTCCGCAACAACAACGAGAGAACGACAATGACGAACGCAATCGTGGCAACCCGCGACACCATCGCTTCCCGCATTCGCACCATCGCGCCGAGCGACCACCATTCCGACCCGACCACGCCAGCGGGGATCGTTCTGGAGGCGCTCTCGGAACTGGAGGCGGCCAGCGACCCCAGCGAGGCGGCCGGGGTCTTCGAGCAGGCAGGCGAGGCAAGCACCGAATACACGAGCGATGGGTGCTGGGACGAAATCATCGACCAAGCCGCCGACGACTTCCTCTCGGACGGCTTCTGATGAACGCACGTTCCGACAGATACGCAGAACGCGAGTGGCGCGCAACGCGCCCCTCCCCCCAGTTCCAGCGCCCGATCCCGTTCCGCACCATCCAGCAGCACAAGCGTTCCGCCTTCCGTTCCTTCCTCCGCCTTCTTGGAATCTTCGCATGAACATCAGCAACGAGCAAGCCGCAGCATTCCGCACCGCCGCCGAGACCATTCTTCTGGCGCTGGTTCGCATTCCGACCGACAAGGACACCGAGCAGAGCCACACCGCCCGGGCGGACATGGTCGACTGCTTGATCGACCCACGGAAGTGGGTTCTGGACCTCGGCTACGACGCCGCAATGTGGGCGATCGAGCAAGCGCTCGAAGCCACGGCCGAACACACAGTGAACGGCTGGGAGGACGACGCGGGCCGAATCGCAGTCGAGCAACTCTGCGCCACGTTCGGCCTGTAATTCCGCCACCCGGCCAAGGACGGCCACCATTCCGCACCACCAACGAGAGAACGCACAAATGAAGAACATTCGCCTGACCGACGACGATTTCGCCCTTGTCATCGACGCACTCCGATTCCAAGCCGACGAATACTTGGGTTCCGCCGCCTACGCCGAATCCGAGGAAGAGGAGGAGGAACTCCGGACCGATGCCGCCCGACTGGGCGCACTGGCCAACCACCTCGCGGAACAGGGAGCTTCCTGATGTTCCTCGTCCTCTGGGTGCTTTCCATCATTCTCGACGGCCCATTCTGGCTCGACTGCGTGCTGCTGCTATTCGGCGTCTGCGAACTAGCGTTCCACGATTGATTCCGCACGGAATCGCGAGCCAAGGACGGCCGCCATTCCTCCACATTCCGCGGTCACGGTAAGAACCATAGCCAAAGGGGCGCGCAGACCGAGTTCCGCAGGACACCATTTATCGATGTTCAACAGCGGTTTCCACCTAGGGGGGGGCCCCCCGCGCGGCGGCCCTCCAAAACCGGCGAGACTCTGTAGTCCGGTAACGGCATGCCCTTCTTCCCTCCCCCTCCGGTCGTCTCCGGGTTTGTTTTCCCTTAACCCCCCCCCCCCCCCCCCCCCCCACACAACCCCCCAACGTCCCCACACCCCAGAAGCACCACCACCGGCCCCGCCACGCCGGGCCCCCACAAGAA